TCAAGGACGTCCGTACTGCACGCTGAAGCGCGCTCCCCGGGAACTTGCCCCGGAGCCGGGATGTCCCAAGCAACCCGCCCACCATTCCCTAAACGCGAAAAACCGCGCCTTCGCGCGGTTTTGAATGGTGGAGATAAGGGGAGTCGAACCCCTGACCTTCTCAATGCCATCTCGCAACGGGGCAAGGACGGCAGAAGACAGGGCGCGACAGAGCCGCATTTTAGCGGACTGTCTGATCTGCTCATATTCCATGAACCCCACCTCCCGTACTGTATGCACTATGTTTGTCTTAAACACCCGACGGCACCCGCCGCCGGGAAAGCGAATCACATTGCCGGACGCCTCCGCAATTCATTCAAGCAATCCAACATGCCGGAATACAGGTCTTTCATGTCGTCGCCGCCAACGCGCAAGCTCTTTCCGCGTTTCAGCATATCAGAGACAAGGATCAAAGTTTGGGCGAAGTCAGACGGCAGAACCTTGTGCGCTTCAAGCCATGCCCTGATTTCCAGAATTTCACGCGGCTCGATTATGTCATCGGCAAGCACCCGATTGACGAGATACTGAAATTCGCGTAAATCTTGCGTCCGCTTAGCGCCACGCTTTGCCAACTTATAACCGGGGGAGCGCATTGCCGCCGCCATGAATTGAAGTTCCTTCTCCTCTTTCCCGCGCCGACGTTTTGCGACCGCCTCCTCCGCCTCGCGCCTTTGCTGTTCGATCAATTCCGTGATGAGTTTTGAGGCGCCCGCTTTCGAGAGTGTCGGCGGGACTTTCCCGCCAAGATGGCGAATGTAGTCTTGTTGCGCATATGTCGCCGGCACGTCCATGCTCGCTCGGATCTTATGCCCCCCCTCGGCGTACAGTCGGACGTAAATCTTTCCGCACGTTTCGGCGTCTGAAACGGCGTCGTGATGCTTCAGCCCCTCAACCTTCAGGAACTCCGCGACTGTCGGGAGTTTGTAGTTCGTCAATCCCAGTATGTTTTCCCGCGCAAATTGGCACACGTCGAGATAATCAATGGAAAGGGGTTCGCTGTCTGACAGCCCGTAATGCCGAATGAGCGAATGCAAGACCTTCTTGTCGAAATCGCTATAAGCGGCAACGCGGTACTTGCGGAAAATCGGAACAAGCTCCGGCCAGAGCGCGTCGAACTTCGGCGCGTCCTCGACTTGCGCACGGGTTATGCCATGAATGGCGACATTCTCCGGGGAGAAACTGCAACCGGGGTTTATCATGTAGAGTTTCCTGCTCTTTTGGACACCGCCTTCAAACAGGACAAGCCCCATCGCGCACGCACTATAGTAGCGGCTGTTTGCCGTCTCAAAGTCAATGGCTGCGAATGTCGTCGCTGCCTGAAGCCCGGCGGCCCGCTGCATCCGCAATGCACGGGAATAGTCGCGGGGTGGACGCTCGGCACGATCAACGATGGTCGTTTCATCCGGGGTCTTGCCGCACGTCCGAGGATGTGGAGCTGGCTTCCGGGGCTTGCGAGAAGTCTGCGACTTATCAAAATCTCGCAAATTCGACCAGAGCCAAACGCCGAGGGCGACCGGAACGGATATACAGATGATTACGATTATTTGGGCCACGGACGGCATTATACCACAAAAGATGGGCGATGATGGGCGAACATTAGCAACGATAAAAAAAGTTTAGGAAAAATTAGCAAAGCCCATTGAAGGTGTCTAAACACTATGGTATAATACACGCCACAAAGCCACAATAGGTGAAAGGACGAAACATGAGCAACAACAGGCAAGGAAAGCACAAAGAGGGTAAAACCCTTCTCGGTGCGTATGTCACCCCAGAGTTCAAGGCACTTGTTATCATGACTTGCGACGCGACAGGGCTTTCTATTACCGATCTGCTCATGGATGGAATCCGCCGTCGTGCGCAAAGTGTTGGCATAATCGATGGGCAGGGCAACATTAAACCAGAGCGGCAAGAGGCTTACGAGTTGGTACTTGAGACCGTCAAACTGGCGGCAATGGCAAGGAGCGCAAAATGAAGATCGGAGATTTATCGCCTAAGTCGCGCGCTACATTGGAAAAACTGGCCAAGGCGCACGGGGTGAAGCCAGTTGAGATTTTGCGGCACATTGTCGCAATTTCTTCACGCCGAAAGGTGTCTAAACACTCATTGCTTCTTTATTCCCGTTGAGTGTCTAAACACCTACACGGAGAAAGGACTAAACGAGATGAGATTTCTACGGAGAATATTCGGCGATAGGCAAGGGCGACGCCCGGCGCACGTTCCAGACGGATGGGAATTACACAGGCTGGAGCCACCAACCCTCGACAAGGCGTTGAGGGACTTTCGCGTGGAACTTGCGCCCAGCGGAAGTTTCGACATATACCTTGCGCGGCTGATGCTCAACAGCGGCGAGAAGCGCAGGGTAGGGGATGAGGAAATCACAGAACTGCCCCGGTACAAGGACTTGCGCCGGAGTGCGATTGTCGGGATGCTGCGCGAATATCTGCACAATGCCCTTGCCGCCAAGATCGAACGCTATCTGGCGGACGCATACGTTCGCATTCGAGATGTTGGCGACCCGAACCACATAGCCGCCGAAGCGGACGCCGCCGTTGAGATAACCACGCCAGCGGACGCGAAATTCGATGCGAACGCCCTTGCGAAATTCGCGGACGGCACAGACCATGCCGCCGACGATGGTCACGACGGCGGCGAGAACCGAGACGATAAGAGATAGAAGATTCATTGCAGGACATTTTACCACAGCGGCCTTGCGGCCACAGACAACCAACCCCAAAGAAAGGACTAAACGAATGAAAGTGAAGAACAAGACGAGAGGCACGGCGCGTTGCGCGGACTGCCTGTTTGGGCGGCCCGTGACCGTCGTGGACAGAGACAAGAAAGGCGCAGAGACGGCGCGGCGCGAAATGTGCGAGTGCCATGTCGCAAGGCCGACGCGGTATGGGTTCCCGACCGTGCGGCTTGACGACTTCTGCGCGTGCCACGTTGACGCGGCGACCGCAGAGCGGACGTTCGCGGGGCTTGTCGTGACCGGGGCAACGGTGACGGCATGAGGGGCGGCGAAGCGAAAGGACGACAGCCCATGACGGAGAAGAACGAGACGATGCGGCGCGGCGTTGCGCGGTGTGGGCAGGAGGGCTACCCGCCGCCACGCCACGCCGATTGAATTTGCACACGCCGCCCGCCCGGCGCGGCGAGGAGAAAGCCGGGCAAATCTTGAACCACCAAACCACCGAAAGGGAAAACGAGAAGATGAGCAAGACCGAACAGAACGAACCCACGGCAAGCGCGGACGCGACGCCCGCCGAGGCCGAGCCGAAGACCGTCCCGGTGCTGACGCGCTTCGAGCGTGACGAACTGGAGGCCATGAAGGACGAGACGGGGGCACTCGCCGACGCGACCGCCGTCGCCTGTTTCGTGAGGAAGAACCTCCGCAAGAGGGGCTGACAATGACGCGACCGACCACGAAGCCGAGCGACAACCGCGTCATGTTCGACGCGGACGTTGCGGCGTTCTTCGGGATCGACAAGAGAACGCTGCAACGGCGCATTTTGCGCCCCGTTCCCGGCGAGATCGACCCGAACGACGCGCACCCGCAGACCATCGGCGGACGCCGCCTGTGGCTGCGCGAGGAAGTGGAACGGCTTGTCGGGATCGGAGAGCCGAGAAAGGACAGCAGACGATGACGATCAACGAGATCATGCTCCGCGACATCCGGGACGTGGAACGCAAGGAGCGCGAACGCGCCAAGCGTGAAACTGCCAGCGCGGGCGACGAGTGCGGCCTGCCGTGGCTTGCCGTCGCCGTTTGGATTGCCGCCGGGCTTGCCATGCTGGGCGCGGCGTTCGCGGGCGGCATGTGCTACCAGAGCCACCGCGCATTACAGGCCAGCCGCGAGTTTGCGGCATGGAACGAGCGCGTGGAACGCGAGGCGACCGAAGCCGCCCGCACCATGAGCAACTACGAACTTCTGAAAGCGACGTGGCGCAAGGGCGACACCGCCGCCGACAGGTAAACCAACCGAAAGGACGAATAAATGACAAGGCAAGACTACATCGCCAGGCTTGAGGAAATCCGCAAGCAGGTGAAGGAGATCGGGCAAGCGTTCGCCGCCGTCGATTTGACGGACGCGACGAACATGGAGAGCGACCGCCACAAGAAGACGAAGAAACTCGTCACGGACTTGTGCGACCGCCTGTATGAAGACATCGCGATCAGCGCGAAGGTTGCGGCTGACAAGGCCGAAGCCGGGATCGGCGAACAGGGCGACCTCTTCAACGACACGGCGAAAGCGGCCAAGGCCAAGGCGGCGAAGCCCGCCGAGGAAGCCGAGGTCGTTGACGTTCGGGCCATAGAGAGCGGCAAGCCTCTGGCACTTCCCGCGCCTGACAAGAAGTCTGGCAAGAAGAACGGCGGCAAGAAAGGCGGTGCGAAGTGAGCGCGACCATTTATGACGAAGTGAAGGTCACAATTTCGCTCGGCGATCTCTTTATGATCCACTCGGCGGCGAACTGTTTTCAGATTGCCGGCGAGAAACGCGAAGCGTTGGAGAAGAAGAACGCCGAACTCCTGAAGGAGTGCGAGAGACAGGCTGAGGTCATCGACCAGTTGCGTTTCAGCATTTCAGACGCGAAATACGAACTGGATGCGTGGAAAAAGGCGGAGAAAGTCGAAAAGCCGATAGTCGACGCGCTTGCCTACCTTGACGAACACAACACGCCGTTCGAGAATTTTGACGTCGACACGGCTTGCGCCGTCATTCGCGCCCTTCTGGCGAAGAAGTCCGCCGCGCCTGTTGAGACGCCGGCCGCACCCGCCAGCATGGAGGAAGCGATATGAGCGCAGCAACGACGAAGCCGACCGCGCCCGCGAAGCCGGACGCGATGAAACAGGCACAGGCCGAACTCGCCGCGAAGCGTGAAGCCGAGCAGAGGGAGCTCGACGAGTTGCGCCGCGACGTTCCGCCGGGCATTGGCGAGATCGAGGAAGCGTTGAAAGCCGCCTATGCGGCAGCGGAGCGCAAGCCTCCAGTCAACCTTTACGCCGCGATCCACAAGGCACAGGCGAAAATCGAAACCGTCCGCAAGAACGGCGAGAACCCGCACTTCAAGAGCAAGTACGCGACGCTCGACGAAGTTTGGGAAACCGTGCGCAAGGCGGTGAACGACGCCGGGCTTGTCGTGTTTTGCACGATTGACCCGACGGCAGACGGCAAGAAGGAACTGACCACGCACGTTGCGGAAGTCAAGAGCGGCGAGGAAATCTCCTGCTCGTTCCCGATTGTCGCACAGGCGGCGACGCCGCAAGCCGTTGGAAGCGCGATGACCTACGCCCGCCGCTACACGTTGACGGCGTTGCTGGAAATCGTCACGGGCGACGGCGCGGACGACGACGGCGAGGCGGCCACGAACCACAACACGCCAGCGACGAGGAACCCGTCCGCGAGTGCGGCGGCAGACGCGCTGGGCTTTTGATCCACAGGAAAGGACAAACCATGAACGAAGACAAGAACGAAAACGCGGCCCATTGCAAGATCGGGCCGTCCACCCTTCCGGCGCGGGCCGTTTGCCCGTGCCACGAATCGGCACCCGGCGGCGCAGACGCACAGAGCGGAACGCGCAGCCACAATGTCGTCGAGGCGAATATCGCCAACGGCCAGAGTTGCACCCCGCCCGACCACGACGTCATGGGCGTGACGGAATCCCCAGAAATGATGGGGATGAAGCCCGCCGACAACTACCTCCCCGGCACGACCGAGGACGAGATCGGGCGCGGCGTTTGGGGCGCGAACACGATCAAGCGACTGCGCGACGAAACCGCGCCGTGCGCATACATCCACACCGAGACGCGGGTGGAATACGGCCACGGCCACGAATACGCGGGCTACTTCGCCGAACTTGACGGCAAGTTTGGGACGGTTGACGCATTTTGGGAATCAGAGGACGGCGCGACCCTGTACGTCGCCGATTACAAGACCTACGCGACCGCCGACGGCGAGAAGTGCTACAAACCGCAAGGCATGATGTACGCCGCGCTGATTGAATCCACGCGCCGCCACTACGACCGCGCCGTGTTTTTCGTCGTCGCCGGGGGCGACCACACGGTTGCGCGGTACGACTTCGCGCTTGCCGACGCGATCCGCGAGACGGCGGCGACGATCCGCCGCGTTGACGCGATCCAGAGCGGGGCGGTTTTCGCCACGGGCGACGAGGCCCGGACGAAGTGCGGCAAGCCGAGCGCATGGTGCAAGACGTGCGCACACGCGGCGACTTGCCCAGCGATTTCGCGGGCCGTCGCGATTGTCGAGGGCGGCGGAATCCTCCAGAAGCCGCTGGCCGTCCGCATGGCCGTCGTTCCCGTTCTGGAAAGTTTCGTGAGGGGCGTGAAAGCCGAGGTCAAGGCCGCGCTCGACGCGGGGGAGCGCGTTTACGACGCGGCAAGCGGGATCGAGTACGCCTACGCCGAGCGGCGCGGGCGGGCGAAACTTGCCGACTTGCGCGGGCTTGCCGAGAGCGTGATCGTGTACGGCGTGAAGCCCGACGACTTCGCCGCCGCCGTGTCGATTTCCAAGACCGCCGTCGACGGCTTGCTGAAAGCGGTGGACGAGGCGAACGGGCGCAAGGTGAAGAAGGCCGAGCGCGAGGCCGTCTATCTCCGCTACTTCACCGAGCCGGGCTTTGAGAAGTACATCAAGCGCGTTTCGTAAACCACCGAAAGGAGAAACGCAGACAATGAACGAACAGACGCAGACAAACACGGGGCGACCGAAGCCCGAAATTCGCGGCAAGGTGATCGCCGTCATGGACGAATGGCGGAACAACACCGGGACATTCTGGAAACGCGAGGTCGTCGTCGAGACGGGCCTCCGCTTTCCGAACCCGCTGAAGGTGACGTTTCAGAAGGAGGCGACGAGCCACCTTGAGGGCGTTTCCGAGGGCGATTGCGTGATAATCCCCTACGTCCTGAACGGGCGCGAGTACGACGGGCGGTACTATACCGACATCGTGGGCATGGGCCTCCAGAAGATCGTCGGCGCGGGCGGCGGCGGCAATGGCGGCGCGGCCCCGGCACAGGCGGCGGCGAAGCCCGTCCTCGGTTGCACGGCGGCGACCGCGATTGAGGAATGGGCGAAGAACCACGGCGACGACAAGGCGGGCTTCGCGGCGTTTTGTAAGCAGCTGAAGCCCGGCAAGGCGTCGAAGACGTACACCATCAGCGATTGGGCGGACGTGGTGAACGCGATACAGGCGGCGGACGCAAGCGGCGGCGACGACGGCGCGACCGATCTCGACGACCTGCCATTCTGATTGAGTGCCGCCGGGCGGCGATCCGAAAAGGGCCGGACGCCACCCGGCTTTACCAACACGAAAGGACGACAATGTGGAAAAGCCAAAATACTCGGTTCATCTTTTCGCCGGAGGCGGCGGCGGAATCCTTGCCGACTTGCTCGAAGGAATCACGCCCGTGTGCGCTGTCGAAATCATGGAGTACCAGAGAACCGTCCTCGGCTTGCGCTTCCCCGGCTTGCCGATATGGGACGACGTGCGAACCTTCCGCGCCGACAATCCTGAGTGCGCCGGAATGTTCGCAGACCTTCGAGAACACCGCGATGACCTTGTCATTGCCGGGGGCTTTCCTTGCCAAGATATTTCATGCGCGGGAAAAGGCGCGGGCATACGCGGCGAGAGAAGCGGACTTTGGGCGGAGTTTGCGCGTATCATTTGCGAGATTCGACCCCGCCACGTATTCGTGGAAAATTCCCCGTTTCTTGTTTCAAGGGGATTGGGCGACGTTCTCGCCGACATGGCCGCGCTACGGTATGATGGTGCGTGGGGAGTGCTATCCGCTGCAGCCGTGGGTTGCCGACACAGGCGTGACCGCTTTTGGGGAACTTTCCGGCGACGGGATTGAGGACGGCGGAGGATCGGCGCGAATGGTCGGCACGGCGCCGTGCCGAGAACGCCCGCGCTCCGCCGCGTTCAAGAGAAAGACACCAAACCTCGGTGAACTCGTCGAGGAAGAACGGGCAAGACGAGCGTCGACACAGTGGCCGACCGTGACCGTACACGGCAACGGAAACCGCAGCGAATACGGCGGCAAGAGCGGCGACGGACTGGACACGGCGGTCAAGCGGGCTGGCGCAGTTTCGGCCACGGGGCCGACTCCTACTTGCGCAGGGCTTGACGGCGGCAGTAATTCCAGACGGGCCGCAAGGGCGCGAGGCCGCTACATCGAGGGCGCGGGCGCGAAATCGGCCACGGGGCCGACACCCAAGGAGAGAGATTCCGACCCGACGAGCCGAAACCAGAAGCCACGCGACGATCTGAAATGCGCGGTCGAAATGGGGCGCACGAAATCACACACCTACCCGACAATCGGCACGAAGACAATGGGAGGGTGTTCTGGATCGTTCGCCAAGTTGAAGGAACTGGAGGGAATCGGGTGCCTGACGCCCGAAGAACGACGCGCTATGTCGTCGCACTTGACAGGCGGCAAAGACCCTGAACGCGCCGACTGCGGAATGTTGAACCCGGACTGGGTTGAATGGCTCATGGACTGGCCGATTTGGTGGACGGACGTGGACTTCCGAAACACTGACGGCTGGCGTTGCCGTTTCGTCTGGCTTGACCCTGCCGACGATCCGGCGGAATGGCCGACGCCGCTCATGGAGAGAATCACGCGCCGGAAGACGAACCGCGTCAACAGGATAGAGACGCTCGGCAACGGGCAAGTACCGCTCTGCGCCGCCATCGCTTTTGTTTTCGGCTTTGAAATTTTGGAAGTTGCCATCTATACAGAAAGGAAAGCGGCATGACCCCATATTACGAACACGGCGCGGTGACGCTTTACAAGGGCGATTGTCGCGCAGTCCTGCGCGAAGTTGCGCCCGCGTCCGTCGCCCTGCTACTCACAGACCCGCCCTACGGCATAAAGGTCGAGAGCGGCCAGTTCGCGGACGCGGCGACCGATTGGGACAACGGCGACCCGACCGAACTCATAGACGCCATGCTGGCCGAAGCCCGCCCGAAGATGAAGCCGAACGGCGCGTTTTACGTCTTCGGACACCCCGGCCAGTTTATGAACGCCCGGCAACAGTACACGCGGGCCGGATTTATGCCGCTTCAGGAGTTGGTATGGGTGAAGACGGAGTCCGGCGCGTTGCCGAACCAGAGCCGGGTGAACAAACAGAACCCGGAAGCCCTGCGGACTTACTTCCCCGAAACGGAGCGCATACTTTTCGGCGAGGTTATGGCGACAGGCCGCACCGAGGAAAAGGACGCGGAACGGGCGTGGCACTTGCGCGAGGAAAAGGAACACGACGCGAAGATGAAGCCGCTCGTTGAGTATATGCGCGGCGAACTTGCGAAGACGACGCTGACCATCGCAGACGTTTGCCGACTGATGAAGGAGCGGACAGGGAAAGGCCCGATTTGCGGCCACTATTTCAGCGGCCACCAGTTTGTGTTGCCGACCGAGGAAATGTACGGACACCTCCGCGCCATCTTGAACGCGAACCTCAAGCCGGGCGTCGTCGCGTGTCAGACACGCGATTTCGCGGCCCAGGGCCGCGAGTATTCAAGCCTAAAGGCGGAGTACCAGAACCTCAAGGGCGAGTGGCAAGAACTCCGCGACCAATGGGAAGCGTTGCGCCGTCCGCACTACGCGCAGCCGCGCACGAAGTCCGACGTGTTGCGCTACAACGTGGTGGCCCTTGACAAGCGAGTCGGCCACCCGTGCGAAAAGCCCGTCGACCTTCTGGCAGACCTGATAAAGACCTCGACACGGCCCGGCGACACGGTACTGGACTGTTTCGCGGGATCGGGCGCAACAGGGATAGCGGCCAAGGCGACCGGGCGGCGGGCCGTCCTGATCGAACAGGAGGAGAGTTATTGCCGGATGATCCGGCGGCGGCTTGAAAACGACACGCCGCTTTTCGACTTCGCGGAGGGCGAGCAATGACAGACTCGGTGCAGGCTTTAGTGTTCGACGCGCTCCACAAGGGGCGAATCATGCGGCAAGCGCAACGGGACTACTTCGCGACTCGGAGCGGCGACGCCTTGACGCGATCCAAACAGGCCGAGCGGGACTTCGACGCCGCGCTCGACGAAGCGGCGTGGGCCGTGAAGAACGGAACGCCGCGCCCGTCGCAGGGCGAGTTGGGCCTTTGACGAACCACAAACAAGAAAGGACGACAAATGCGAATAATCATAAACATCGACGCGGTGAAAGACCCGGACAGGATCGGCAAGAAGACCGTCCGCGTCCGCACGGGCTACTATTTCAGCAGCGGCGACGAACTCCGCATCCAGAATTGCAGCGTCGAAATCTACAACATCCTCAAAGAGGGCTTCGGGCGCGGCTTTGAGGGCGGGCTTATCATTCACGAAGGGGAGAAGAAATGAATATTTACATTGACCTCAATTATGCGAACGACGCGCACGGCGTTGTCGCCATTGACGCCCAAGCCGTCGTCACGTTTTCACCGCGTGAAGGTTTCGACGCGGAGAAGATCGGCGAACTTGAACGCGACCTCGGCCCGTATATCTCGAAAAGGCTGAACGACGCGCTGAAGAAAGGCGGCAAGGCATGAGCGTACAACTCCACGCGGCCCATTTCCGTTGCGACTTCAACATAAGCAGCACCGATTACCCGCGCCTAATCATTGACGGCGAGTATTTCGTTTCGGGCCATTTCACAATCGGCGCGGACTTTAGCCAACTTGAAGCGAAGGTCAACAACACGATAAAACGATTTTTCACACAAAAGGAAGCGAGGTGGGATATGGGCGAAGCGATAAAGCCCGATTTAGTGTTGCCGCTCAAACGGGAGTGGTTTGCGCGAATCTGGAACGGTACAAAGAGGACGGAGTACCGCGAGGTCAAGCCGTACTGGACGCGAAGGATCGGGGGGTGGGTTGGCGACAACGCGCCGCGCTTTATCCTGTTCCAGATCGGCTACGCGAAAGACGGCCCGCGCCTGTTGGTGCAGATCACGTGCGTTGATATTGGGCCGTGTCCATATCCTGAATTTCGCGGCGATTATTACCGCATAGACTTTGAGGTCGTGCAGCCGTACATTTTAGCCGACGGCACGTTTTACCCGCTTGAAGAAATGCCGAAAATGAAGGAGAAGAAAGGCGGTGCGGCATGAGCGTCGAGTTTGTGAGTTATGACGGCACATATCCGAGTCTATGCAGCGGCACATTAGTCGTGAAGATCGACGGGGCCGAGGTTTCTTTCGGCTGGAATGGTTGCGACTACCCGTCGTTTTGGACTTCAGGCGGCAGCGTTTCATTCACGAAAGATTGGGACGAAGTTGTGAGCCAAGGAGAATGGGAAATTTCCGACTCTAATGATTTCCCGCCGAACATAAAGGCGGCACTTCCTGACCTTATCCGGCTAATGAACGAACACGTCCATCACGGTTGCTGCGGGGGTTGCGTATGATCAGGGTGAAACTTGACATCGTTCCGCCGACTGCGACCGCCCAGCAAAAAGGCGTTTTCGTCCGAAACGGACGGGCGCACTTTTTCACGAAACAGAAAGTCCGAGATGCCGAGGACTTTCTGGCCGCCATGCTTGCGCCACACGCGCCAGCCGAACCGTTGCGCGGCCCGGTGTACTTTCAGGCGCGGTGGTGCTTTCCGTACAGGAAAAGCGAACTGAAGAGCGTGACGAAGACCGGGCGCGAAGTGCCACACACCAGCCGCCCCGACCTTGACAATCTGGAGAAGAACCTCCTCGACGTTTTGACGCGGTTGCGCTTTTGGGAAGACGACGCCCAAGTGTTCACGAAGTCAACGGCCAAGGTTTGGGGGCCGTCGCCCTACCTTGCGCTTGCCATAAAGACACAGGCGGAACTATTCAACGCGGAGAGAGAATGAGAAAGCCGAAAATCTACATAGCCGGGCCAATGCGCGGCTTGCCGGACTTCAACTATCCGAAGTTTAACGATTACGCGGAAACACACCGCGCCGTCGGTTGGGACGTTGCGAACCCGGTCGAGATCGGCGCGGACTACGGAACGCCCGAACAGATAAACGCCGACCCCGCGCTACTTGCCGCAGTAATGGCGGCGGAACTTCACGCCCTTGAAACATGCGACGCCATCTATCTTCTGGACGGTTGGCATAAATCAGAAGGGGCGCGGAAGGAACTGGCGACCGCCATATCCTACCGCCTGAAAATCTACCTCGCGCCCGTCGTTTACATCCCGCTAATTCGCCGCGAACCATGACCGACGCGAACTTCCAGAACTGGCAGCGCGAGAAGTACGCCTCGGCCCTTGCCGCACTTACGCCCGGAACGCGGGACGCAAACCTCGCCGCCGTCGCCCTGTACGGACGCCGCGCCGGAATCCCGCCCGAAGAACTCTACGCCGACATTATGGCGAACGCGCCCGGCGACAAGCGACCGAACCCGTCCGCCGTCCGCCGCGCCGTCGAACACGCGGCCCGCACCGTCGAGTTGGGCGGCGAGAAGGATTGGGCGGCGAAGAACCGAACCGCCGCGACCGCCGCGTATGATCGAATATGGAAAGCCCCGAAGGAGCCGACCGCCGCCGAGAAGCGCGAAGCGGCCCGACGCGCCCTTCCGCCGAACATTCGCGGCACGGTTGCCCGGCTTGTGATCGAGGGACGCGGCGCGACTTCCAAGAGCCTCCGCGAAATGTCGCCGACCGCGATCCCGACCGCCCCGGCGGAACAGGCGGCGGCGCACTTGAACGCGCTCGGCGCGGACTGGCGTTGGTACTCATGGGCCGGGACAATCGGCACGACGGGAAAGCGTGGCGGAATTGTCATGCCTTGCGCCCTTGCCGACACGATCCGCGCCGAGCTTGCCGACATACCGACCCATGTTTCGCTCAATCCGCTGACAGGCCGCGAGGGACGGACGAAAGACGGCCTCCCGTCGTTCGACTGCGCCGGAACCGTCGCCGCGTTTCCGTTCGCGCTGCTGGAGTTTGACGACTTGCCGCTTGCCGACCAGTGCGCACTTTTCGCCGCGCTGATCCGGCGAAAGCCGGGCCGCGTCGTTTCGCTTTGCTATTCCGGCGGCAAGTCGATCCATGCCGTGCTGCTGATCCACGAAGCGCACGACCGCCGACTGAAAACCCTACCGCCGACACGCGGACTCCGCGAGGATCGAAACGAGATCGACGACGAGAAATGGCGCGGCGAAATGGACGCGCTTGTGCGCCTGTTCGCGTCTTCCGACAATCCGGCGGAGCGGATAGACCTTGCGCCGACGATGAACCCCGCCATACACACGCGCCTCGCCGGTGCGTTCCGCGCCGACAAGGGCAAGCGGCAGACCCTGTTGTATCTTGACGCCGACCTTGCGCGGCGCGAATTGGAAATATTTTAGCCATGAGCGACGAAAAGAACCTGACCGCACACGACCGCGAGTTGATCGTGTTGGCGTCCATGATTGCGCCGGAAACGGCAAAGGCCGCGAAGAAAGCGGTCAAGGCGGCGAAATTCGACCCGCTGAAAATGTTTTCCGACCCGGAAGCGCGGGACAATTTCGACGTGTTCCGGCAGCACGGCGCGGACGTTTTCGATGGGCACATCGGCGGGCGACCGCTTGCGGAACTGGCGACGCCATACCTCGAAGCGCACCTCGCCGCCATTGTCGCCGATAATCGGCGACGCCTTGCCGAATCCGACCGCACCCTTGACACGTTCGAGACGCCGGGGCCGGACAAAGACGACCCCGACTGCCTGTTTCAGAACCGTTGGCTCCGGCGCGGGGCTTGCGGGGCGATTGTTTCGACAAGCGGCGTCGGGAAGTCGTCGTTTTCCATGCAAGCGGCGACAGTTTGGGCGGGCGGGCAAGAGTGCCTCGGCGTCCGCCCGTTGAAGCCGCTGAAAATCGGCATTTTCCAGAGCGAGGACGACGAGTACGACGTGGCGAACTTCCGCGACCGCATACGCATCGGCCTTGCCGCCGAACTGGACTGGACGCCCGAACAGATACAGGAGGCCGAAAGCCGCGTGACCTTTTGCGCCCTTGACGGATCGACCGGGGCGCGTTTCGTCGAACACCTACGCCGGAAACAGGAAAAGCACCACTTTGATTTGCTGATAATAAATCCGCTTTTCGCCTTTTTCGGCGGCGACCTAAACGACGGCAACGCCATGACCGCGTTCCTACGGCACGGGATAGACCCGCTCATAAAGGCCGAGGCGACGAAATGCGGCTGTATCATCATTCACCACACGGGCAAGCCGAACCGCGACGCCATGAACCAAGGCGACATTTTCAAGGCATACCTCGGAAGCGGAAGCGGCGAATTTACGAACTACATCCGCTCCGCCCTTGTGCTGACCCCGTGGAATGGCGGAAAGTTGCCCGGCGTCTTTGACCTTATCGCCGCCAAGCACGGCGACAAACTGGCGTGGCGCGATCCAGACGGCAAGCCGACGACGAAGAAAACGGTCTGCTACGCGAACCGGCTACCAGAGTACGCCGACCAAGGCATGATTTTCTGGGTGGAGCCGGACGCCGCGCAGCTTGCCGAACTGAAAAAAGGCGCGGCGACCAACACCGCCGCCAAGCCGAACCAGCCGCCCCCGATCGAACGTTGCGCCCAAGTGATCGCCGAACTGATCCGAACGGCATGGACGGCGGAAGCCCGCCCCGCGTCCGCTTCACGCGGACAACGCGACTGGGTTTCAAAGTTGACGAAGACCAAGACGGGCTGCAGCCGTTCCACGAACGAGGCCGCCTACAACCTAATCGCCGCCGATCCGGCGCGTTTTGGATTGCGCGAAATCGGGAGTGGACGCGGCGCGTATTTCGTCGCCGCAGACACCCCGGACGCCGCCGCCGAAATCGCCGACTTGAACCCCGAACAAGAGATGCTTTTTTGACCCATGAAAAGAATCTCCCAAGCACAACCTCCCAAACAACCTCCCAAATTTGGGACATTAGGGGGAAAGAAACTCCCAACTCCCAAGGGGAAAGCCCCCCTTATAGGGGGCTTTTTCCCTTGTGAGGTATTTTGGGAGTTTTTCCCCACCCCCGTTAGCCCCCTTTTGGGAGTTTTTGGGAGGTTGCCTGAAAGGACGAAAAAAATGCCGCGTAAACCGAAAGCCAAAAAGCCCGCCCTCACCATCATCGAGGACACCCGCGAACAGACCCCGCTGACCGACTGGCCGGAATCCGTCGCCGTCGAGAACGGAACCCTCCACACGGGCGACTATTCGATCAAGGGGTGGGAAAACTGCTTCACCGTCGAGAGGAAGAGCCTCGCCGACTTCGCCGGAACCATGATGGGCGGGTACGAGGCGCACAGCGAGAAGCCGAAAAAGCGGTTCAACCGCGAATTGGAACGCATGAGGCACTACGACCTCGCCGCCGTGATCGTGATCGCGACCGCCGCCGAAGTGCTGGACTTCCGCCACCATTGCGGCCTTGACGCCCACGGCGCGTTGTGGGGTTTCGCCCTGTCCGTGTTCGCCACATACGGCGTCCCCGTGTTTTTCATGAACGACGAACGGATGGCGGCGCGGTGGATTGCCGACCTTGCCCGGCACTACGTCGCCGTTCGCACGAAAAAGAACTTCACCAAGGCCGACCTCTCCGCCAAAGTGCTGGCAGATTGGGCTTTTGACTGATCCGCCAACATTGCCATGACATGACTTGCACGAAATGCAGACATAACCGCGAGATTGCGCGACTTGCTGAAGAACAGGCGCGGTTGCGTGAAATCTGCTCGAAATGCCGCCTCGGCGAAGATTTGGCCGGGGACGGCAGCGTGTCACTTGACGTGATCCACGACGGCACGGTCGGGCGCGTTGCCAAGGTTGCTCCGAACCACCCCGCTTCCTGCACCTACGACCCCGGCGAGATCGACGAACAACGGCAAGAGCCGGACACCGAGATGCGGGCGAACGACGCGCTGACCACCCTGTTGGCTTGCGTTGCCGCCCTGCCATACGAACAGGTCGCCCGGCTTGCCAAGGTTGCCGACGTGTTCCAGACCTTGACCCGCCCGGAGTTTGAGATCGTCGCCCACTTCCTGAACGGCGGCACAATGATCGGATACGCCGAAGCCCACGGCCTAACCAAACAGACGGCGTTCGCACGGATAAAAGCCCTGTTCAAAGCCCGCCCCATATTCAAGGCCATCGCCAACGGAGGGCTGACGCACGGCAGGGGGGGGCGAGTTGCCATTCCGCGCCCGAAGTATCAGACGGACTTCTTCGACAAGTTGGAGGGATGTTGATATGTTCATAACTCACCCACCGCGTCAGACGCGCCACAAACGCCTTGTGGGCGCGAGGACGGCGTCCCCTTACGCTGACACGCCAAAGAGCCACGGACGCGCCACATGGCGTTTTAGGCGGCAATGGCGCGATTCCATAGGGGGCGCGTGGGCGATAGGTTCTTTCGGAAGATCGGGGCGAACGCCCAAAGGCCGAGGTATCGTGCGTTTTTCGCGTCACGTTTTTTTGGCGTTTTCTGGCTTTTAGTGGTGATTTTCGACGAAATTAGGGAAGATTTGCGGGGGCGTTTTGGCCTTTTTCGGCCATAAATGGAGCATAAATGGCACTTTTTAACACAAACCAGACGACGCCGGACGCCGAGCAGCCGACCGCAACAGGCGGGAAAACGGCCATGCGCTGCCATACCGTGCGCGGAAAGCGGCTCTTTGACGTTCGCCGCTTCAATTCCGAGGCGGCGTTGCTCGAATCCGCGCCGTGGCACTTCCAGTGCGACACGACCTACCACGTTATCAGCGGAGGCGATTGCGACGCCTTGACCTTCCTCCGGCACGTCGTCAGGCAACAGCGGCTCGACTTCTGCCTCGTTTCGTCGTGGTGCTACGGCGTGGAGGACGTTTCCGAAATGGGAAACTGGCTCGACCGGGGCGCAGTTGGGCGTTTCGACTTCTACTGCGGCGAGATCGCAAAGGCGTCCTACGCCATGTGCGCCGCCGAATTGGGCGAGATCGCCCGCAAGGGCGGCGGACGTTTGGGCGTGTTCCGCAACCACTCAAAGGTTATGGCGTTTTACGGCGAGAAATTCGACGGCGCGATCCTGTCAAGCGCGAACGTGAACACGAACCCGCGCACCGAGAACACGGTGATCGCTTGCCAAACGGAGGTCGCCGACTTCTACAAGGCGTTTTTCGACGACATTCAACCATTCAATTACAAAGATTTTCCGAACTTCAAGCCGTGGAGGCGCAAATGAGCGAGAAAACTGCACATTTAGACGAGGACACCCTGAAAACGCTGGAGGACTGCGGAGCGGCGGAAATGCCAGCCGCCGAGACCTGCGCAATCGCAGAAATCAGCGAGGCGGACTTTTGGGCAAGCCCGGAGGCGCAGAAGCGGTACAGGATCGGGCAACTCCGCACGAAACTGGAGATGCGGCAAGCCATAATCAAGATGGCCAAGAGCGGAAACCCCGCAATGGTGAAGGTTTACCAAGACTTCACCGCCGAAAACGCGACTGACGTGCCGCCGATGAAGTCAGCAGACGGTGAAAGCGGAGGTGAATTTGACGGGATATGAGCGCAACAACTACGAGAAAGCCCGTCCGCCTGTTGACCGAGGAAGAGGCGGCGGCGGTATTGAGGCGCGGCGGATCGAAACACGCGACCGCCCGCACCTTGCGTTGGCTTATTCAGCAGCCGGGCGCACCCGCCCGCCCGGACTTCCAGATCGACCTCGCCGCCGTCGCCGACTACCTACGGCGGACAGCCAAGCGCAACGCACCCGGCCTGAAAGGCGCGGCGGCACTTTTCGACAGGATCGTGCCGGAGAGAGCCCGCCCCCGCGCCTTGACCTACGCCGAACGGCAAGCGAAGAGCCGCGCCAAGTCGTCACACGCAGACATCGCCGCCGACCTTGACGCCGCCATTGACGGGATAGACTGGAAACGCCGCCGCCGGGCCGAGCGGGACTTCCTGTACTTTCTCCGCGCCTATTGCACGAACGACGACCCCGGCGCGGGCGCGTTTTTGGAAATCCCGCCGCCGCCGTCCATGCAGCCGATTGTCCGCGACATGGAGCAGGCAATCGGCGACGCTTCGATCCCCTACCACATCCGCGTCGCCAGAGGCCACGGCAAGACCGCCTACACCAAGGGCGCGGCGTTATGGGTTGCCGCGACCGGGCGCAGACGGTACGAAGTGGTGGTCGGCGCGAACGACGGCAACGCATCAAACATCATCGAGGACATTTTCGCCGCCGTCACGTCCGGCCCCGAGTTCATTCAGGACTTCCCTGAAATCGCCCTGCCGTTCCTGAAACTAGCCGGGGCATACCAGAGGGCCAAAACCCAGAAGTACCACGGCAAGCCGACGAACCCGCGCAAAGCCGCCGACCGCATCGTGTTTCCGTCCGTCGCCGATCCGCGAACGGGGCGACCATTCCCGTCGTCCGGCGTGATCCTTGACGCAATAGGCTTTAACGCGGGGGCCAGAGGTAAGGCGAAGGGAATCCTCCGCCCGGACTTCCTGATTTTCGACGACTTGCAGAACGACGACAAGGCGCAGAGCGAAGGACAGGTCGGCAAAATGGCCGCGAAGATCAAAAAGACCTTCATGGGGCTTGCCGGACACCGCAAGAAGATCGCCGCCATAATGACCTCGACGCCGATTGAGGCGGACGACCTTTCCGAGACGTTCGCCGCCGATCCCGGATGGAAGACGAAGACATACAAAATGGTGACGGCCTGGCCTAAATGCCACAACCCGGAAGCGACAGCCGAAGAGCGCAAGGGCGTCCGCGACCTTTGGGCTGAGTATTGGGACATATTCCAAGCCGAGAAAGCCGCCGACCGCTTGCCGCACATTGCGGCCAATCGTTTCTACAGGAAGCAGCGCAAGGCGATGGACGCGGGCGCGGCGGTACTGAATCCGCGAAACTTCGACCCGGCCACCGAACTTTCGGGAATCCAACACGCCATGAACATCCTCCTCCGCGACGGCGAGGCGACGTTCATGAGCGAATACCAGATGCAGCCGCCGCGCAATGCGTTCGCGTTCGAGTTGACCGCCCGGCACATCCTGTCACGAATCCGGCGCGGCGTTCCGCCGAAGACCATACCGCCCGCGACCGTCTTCACCGCCGCCGCAACGGACATCAACCCCGGCTACGCGATAACCACGGCGATCACGACCTTCGACATACGGCTGACCGCGCTTGTCACGTCCTACCACGTCACCCGCATACGGATCCCGGAGAACTTGAACGACACGGAGTTTAACGCCCGGCTGTTCGCCGCCCTGAAAGCACACGCCCGCGAGATCGTGGCGCAGGGCATACCGCTCGACCGCTGGGGGATCGACGCGGGCGGGCGGCAATTCAACACGGTGACCGCTTTCGCGCCGACGGTGAAGGCCGAGTTTGGGATCGAGGCCGTCGCCATGTTGGGCCGCGCCGGGCAGAACTGGAACCCGAACGTCCGCAGTCGAATCCGCAGCGAGAAGAACGCGACCATTTTGTGCCGCGATCCGCAGGGGCGGCGTTGGCTTGCGTGGAACGCCGACGAGTACAAGGAGAAGATGCACAGGGCATGGGGGGCGGAGCCGGGCGCGGACGGCGGGCTTTCGCTTTTCGACGGCAACGCCAACCACTACCGCTTCGCCGTCCAAGTGGCGAACGAGAAACTCAAGGCGAAGACCCGCGTGAAGTCGTCCGACGGCAAGGAGCGGTACGCCTACAAGTGGCAGACGAAGAACCCGCACGACTTCGGCGACTGCCTTGCCATGTGCTACGCGCTTGCGGGCGCGGAAGGTTTGACAGGGGAAGGAGAAACCATGCCAAAGAAAAAGACGCGCCTCGCAATCGGCGGCAAGATCGTCGGCGCGGGAACGCCGCAAGCCGAAACGGGAATGCCGCAGCCGGAATCGAGAACGGAAACGCCCGAAACGGGAACGCCGCCGCCACAGGCGAAGAAGAAGCACCGCCTCGCAATCGGCGGGCGGCTGATTTGACCGAAAGGAGTGCAGCATGGACTACGACACCCGCGACGTTTCGCCCGACGAATACCGCAACCGCGAGGAACGCCCGAAACGCCGCCGCGATTTTGACCGCCCCGCTAATGGTGAGGAAAGGAACATTCACCAATGGCGAGACGATTTACAGACCGCGCCGTGTTCGACGGCGAGACGCTGACCGGGACATGGACGGCCCCGGACGGCGCGACCACCGTCACCGTCAAACTTTCTGACGGCGCGAAGAGCGCAGAAGTCGCCGCGACCGCGAACGGCGACGGGACATGGACGGCAAAGGCCGACGCCGCTACGCTTGCGGGCTTTTCAGGCGCGACGCGGTGGATCGTGTACGCGACCACGGCAAACGGGACGGAGGCGATTGCGTCCGGCGAGGTTTACGTCCGCCCGCTTGTCTCGAAATACCGCGCCGTCGTCGCCGCAATCGAGAACGCGCTCCAGAACTGGGCTAACAACCCGAACCGCAGCATTTCCGTCGGCGAACTTCAGATCACCTACAAAGACCGCGCCGACCTTCTTGACATTCTCGCCTACTACCAGCGCAAGGCGGCGGCGGACGAGGACGGCATACAGCCCGCCGGAGGGGTGCAGCTCATAAAGACGAGGTTCGTGTAATGTTCAACTTCCTCAAACGCAAGAAGCCACAGGGAAGCGGCAAGCGCGGCCACTTCGTGCGAATGTTCGCCGCCGCCGAATGTTCGCGCCTGTTGCGTCCGTGGATATGGGACGGCGGCTTTTCCAACGCCGATGTCGCCGCCTGGCTTGCCGTGATACGCGCCCGCAGCCGGGACATGGCGAAGAACTCCGAACACTACCTCCGCTGGCTTGACCTGTTTGTCGCCAACGTTATCGGGGACGGCGTGAAGTTCAAGGCCTTGCCGAGCGTTTCCGCCGACGATCCGACAATCGACGAGGCGGCGGCGAAGTTCCTGCAGTACCACTGGTGGATGTGGTGCAGCGCGGCGGACATGGCCGACGTGACAGGGCGCAAGACCTTCAACGCCATCTGCCGACTTGCCGCCGAGAATTGGGCGCGGGACGGCGAGGCGTTGATCCTGATTGACAGGGCCGCGCCGAACCCCTACGGCTTCTCGTTGCGGATCGTCCGCCCGGACGCGCTCGACGAGACGGCGAACGGCAACGGCGCGACGGCGGCGACCGTCATCCGCAACGGCGTGGAGGTTGACCGCGTTTCGCTTCGCCCCGTCGCCTACTACTTTCGCGCCGGGCGCGAGGACACGACCGCCCCGCGCCTGAACGGCCAGCCCGTCGTGCGCGTTCCGGCGGCGGACGTGCTGCACCTCTTCACGCAGCGCGACGAGTGCCAGACGCGCGGCATCCCGCTCGGCCACGCCGTGCTGAAGAAACTGAAGATGCTCGACGAGTACAACTTTTCGGAACTTGTCGCCGCCCGCGACGAGGCGAACACGACGGGCATTTTCTCCGCGCCCATTGGACGCGACGGCGAGTTGGGCGAATACGACGACGACCAATCCGCCGCGCTCACCATGCCGAGCGAGCCCGGCACGAAGATCAAGCTCGAACCGGGATGGGACTACAAGACCGTCACGCCGCAGCACCCGAACCGCGAACTGACCGCGTTCAAAAACTCCATGCTCCGCGACATAGCAAGCGGCCTCGGCCTTGAATACGCCTGTTTTGCGAACGACTGGGGCGGCGTGTCGTTTTCGTCCGTCCGCGCCGGGACAATCGCGGAGCGCGACCACTGGCGAATCCTGCAGGCTCAATTCATCGAGCAGGTGGCGTCGCCGGTGTTCCGGGCGTGGCTATCGTCGTTTCTCCGCTTCACCGCGTCGAACCCCTACATCGGCGCGGACTACGAACGGCTGGCCGAGCATGAGTTTCGCGGGCGGACGTGGGAATGGGTTGACCCCATGAAGGACGTGAACGCCGCCGCGCTTGCCGTCGCGCACGGCTGGAAGACGGACGCCCAGATCGCCGCCGACTACGGCACGGACATTGACGAGAACATCGCCGAGGCCGAACGCATAAACCCGCGCAAGACCGCCGCCGGACTTTTGACCGCTTCGCCAACAGCAGGAAACGGCAAAACAGGAAAGGAAGCCGAAGATGGGAAAGAAGAAAACTGACGGCGACGAGCCGAGGAACGACGGGCGCGTTTTCCGCGAGGCGGAGATCGTCGCCGAAACGCGGGACGCCGGGGACGGCAAGACCGAAACCATTGTCCGCGCCACCGTGTCGAGCGAGACGCCCTACCCGCGCACAATGTGGGATGAGGAAAACAAGGCGTGGGTGCGCGGCCATGAGGTTTTGGGCCACGCCAAGGGCGAGATCGACGAAAGCCGCATGAAGGACGGGCTCGTCATTCAGGACACCCACTGGGGCGACCAGATCGGAATCATCCGCAAGCCCGAACTGAAGGACGGCAAGTTGGGCGGCGTGATCGAATTTGGGTGCGGCGAACGTGCGCAGGAAATCGCAAGGGACGCCGCCGCTGGAATCCGGCGCAACATGTCGGTCGGCTACATCGTGCGCGAGTACAAGAAGGTCGGCAAGGCCGAGGACGGCCTGTCCATTTTCCGCGTCACGAAGTGGATGCCGTATGAAGCGAGTTTCGTGAATGTCCCCGCCGACACGAACATCGGCGTTGGCCGAGTGGCCGACACAACCGATGAGGGTAGGGGGGACGCAGTAAGGGCGGCGGTCGTTGAACCGTCCGCCGTCACACCAAAGGAGAAAGAGATGGACGCAAAGACCATCGCCGCCCTTATGGCACAGGCCGAGAGGGCGCACATGAAAACGGCGGACGTGACCGCCATGATCGAGGCCGGGAAGACCGAGACCGAGATCGCCAACGAAATCGCGGAACGCGCTTGCGCATACGCGGACGAACTGGTGAAGAAGACCGCGCAGCCCGAACCGCAGAAGAAGACCGCAATCTTCGACGGCGGCGACGAGCGCAAGATCGTGAAGGAGTACAACCTTCTGAACGTCATCCGCGCACTTGCCAAGGACGGAAGCCCGGACGTTGGCTTTGAGCGCGAGATTTCCGACCAGATCGCCAAGGCGCAGCACAAGGACGCTCGCGGCTTTTACATCCCCGAAGCCGTCCTCGTCCGCGCAATCACGGGCAAGACGAACGTCTCGGGCGAGATCGTCGGCAACGGCGCGGCCACCGTCGAGACGTCGCTTCTGGCGTCGCAGTACATCGACGAACTTGTCGGCACGACCGTCCTCGGAGCGGCGGGCGTCCAGACCGTCGGCGGACTTGTCGGCGACATTGCCATCCCGAAGGGAACGGCGGTGACGGCGGGATGGATCGCCGAGAAGGACAACGCGCCCACGACGACGCCGACCTTCTCGCAGGTGCCGGGAACGCCCCACACGGCGGCGGCGAACGCGATTCTTTCCCGTCGCCTTGTCATCCAGTCTTCGCTTGCCGTCCAGAACCTTGTCGCCCGCCTCATTTTGGAGGCCATCGGCAGGGCGGTCGAGGAGGCGGCGTTCGACGGCACGGGTACGAACAACCAGCCGACGGGCCTTTCCGCCACGACTGGCGTTGGCGCGGTGACAATGACCGCGGACGCACCCACCAAGGCGAACCTCGTGGACTTCTGGGAGAAGGTGTACACGGCGAACGCGGCGGGCGCGAACATGAAGTACATCGGCAGCCCCGCCGTAAAGGCCCTTCTTTGTAAGACGCTGGACTATTTCGGCATCAACGCCACGGGCGCGAAGGCCACGTCCAACGTCGTCGGCGGCATTGGCGCGGACTACCTTTGCACCCGCGAGGGCAAGGTCGAGGGCTTTGACTTCCTCATGTCCGCCCTTTGCAACTCCAAGAAGCTGTATTTCGGCAACTGGGCCGAGATCCTCATGTGCTTCTGGAGCGGCGTCGACATGATCGTCGATCCCTACACCTACAGCGCGAAGGGCGCGTGGCAGGTGACCGCGTTCCAGGATTGCGACGTGATCGTCCGCCATCCCGCCGCGTTCGCCATCGGCACGGCCCTGTCGTGACCTTGCGCCCCCGGCGGAGTTGTTCGTCCTTCGCCGCCGGGGGCTTTTCAACCGAATCCACTCCGCAAAGGAAACGGAAAGAGAAGATGGGCCTCCGCGAAGATTTCCGCAATGCGCTCGGCAGCATAGCCGCCGCCGTTCCAGAGGCCGTCCGCACCATGCGGCACGGCGAGACGGAACAGGGCGCGGTCGTGCAGTCGTCGTCGCGGGACTTCGCGGAGGCCGTTTCCGACGCCGCCCCCGCAGAGGCGGCGCGGTACGTCGCGAACGCGGCGGACTTCCCCACGCTCGAACAGGGCGCGGCGGTGGAGTTGGGCGAATCGTTGCGCGTTGTCGTTTCGATGAAAGCCGATCCCGTCGGCGCGACGTTCACCGTCGGGCTTTCTGCGGAGTTTGAGAAATGCCCAGCGGCGTACAAGGGAACGCGCCGCGAGAACGGCAAGGCACGGACGATCCAACATCCGCTCGACATCCTGTTGTTGGAGAACGGCACGGCGGACAACTACACGGACGCGCTTGCGCCGACCTACGCGACCGCCTACATTGCCGCGATCCGCCGGGCGGACTGGCCGGAAGTCACAGACCCGGAGCCGTCCGACACAATCGAGGTCGCCCCGGACGGCCACCCACTCACCCTCAAAGTTTCCACCGTCACACGGCACGGCGGTTGGTACATCCTGAAATGCCGCACAAGGAGCTGACGGCGTGGCGGCGATCCTTGACATTGCGGCCAATGTGCCGGAGGCAACCGTGCGCGACTTCACCCGCGCTTGCGACCGCTACCGCGACGAACTGGGCAACACGCAAGCCGCCGCGATCCGGCGCGGCACGATTGCGCTCATAAAGGGACTACGCGCACGGACGGCCAAGGCGAAGCGGCAAGCCCCGCTGAAGGACGTGACGCGCTATGACGGCCCCGGCCCGAAGTACATCACGCCCAAGGGCAAGAAGCAGAAGCCCCTGCCGCGTTGGGCGATCCGCCGCCGTGGCGGACAGGACGCCAAGACCTACGTGAAGCCCGCAGAGACACGCGCAGAGGCGCGGCGCAAGGGCGGACAGTACACGCGGTGGGGACTTGCCAAACATTCGTGGGGTTGGTTTATGAAAGCCCTCTTCAAACGCGCAGAGCAGACGGGCGGCAACCCCAAGACGAAGATCGAGCCGCGCATGGCCGAGGGCTATCTCCGCGAGATCGTCACTGGCACAAGCCCCCGCGTTGAGGTTTTGATCGTGAACAAACTCGACTACATCCGCGAAGCGTTGCCGGAAGCCGCGCTGACCGACGCAATGGCGGCGGCGACGCGCTACATCGACGGACAGATCGACAAGGGACTCGCCAAGGCCCGGAAGGAGCTGGACTAATGACCCCCGCCGAACTTATCACTCGCAGACTGAAAGTCCGGATAGAGGCAAGCGGCGCGACCTTGCCCGTCTATTCGCTTTTGCTCGAAGCGTTGGAAGGAGAGAAACAGGAAACCCCGTCGAGCGGGATCGCCTTGAACGTCCACATTGCCGCGCAACTTGAAGAACCCCTGCCGCACTACTCATTCTCCGCCCGCGCCGTCCTGACCGTTGCACTTGACGACGATAAGGGCGGCGCAGTATTCAAGGCGAACTACGACGCGCTTTGGGCCGTGTTCGACTATCTGGCGCGGGGCGACAACTGCGCCGAGTTGGGCGACGAGGCCGACGACACGCCCGCGCACGTCTTCGCCGTTGACGGCTTTCAGTTGGAAAACGGCGACGAGCCGGACTTCCAGCAGGACGAGAACGGCGGCTCATTCTCCACATCTTTCGCGGCGACCATAACGGGCCGCGCTAACTGACAGACAGGAAAGGAACGCACACAATGGCAAACAACGGATTCAGCGCACCCGTGAACTACTGGGGATCAATCACAGGACTGACCCCGAAGTCGTCCAGCGACGGCAAGACGAGCAGCGTCGCAGAAGCCCCGAACGAGTACGGCGACACCGCCGCGCACGACGTGTACGGCGAGGTAATCGCCCCCTCGACCGAGTACGCCGTCAATGGCGAGGTGGATCTCTCCCAGATCGTCCTCGGCTCGATCCACTCCCACACAATCGGCAGCGGCCAAAGCGCGGAAACGAAGATGCTCATGCTCACCTCCGTCGCGATCTCCACACAGGCTGGCAACCCGCCGACCGTCACGATCAGCGGCGTGGAAGTCGAGAGCGATGCGACCGCGAAGCGCACCTACGCGCTCGCAGGAACCCTCACCCCGCGCAGCAAGGCGCAAGACGTCTGCGGCGCGTTCACCGCGTCCGACAAGTTCACGCAGATTCAGACAACGGCGCAAGTAGATCCGCACGTCCAGACAGTAAAGGGCGTCCCCGTCGCAAGCGACGCCAGCCACGGACGGATCGAGGTACAGGCGACCATGACTGACGGCGCCGGAAACGGCACGATCACGGCGGCAAGCGACGGCGGCTTCACCGTCACGGCAAGCCCGGCGGAAACCGACCCCGACGCCAACTACATCACCCGCGCCGCCACGGCGACCAAGTTCCTCACAGGGACAGAGGTGGCATGATCTCGCAACTTGCGAAAGAGGATCTCGAGGACTTGCGCGGCGAGGGGTTGACGCCAACCGACGAGGACGTTATCCGCCTCCACGCGCTTGCCCTCAAGATCACCGACGGCCCGGAAGCGACCGCATACAACGCGCCGCGCTTCGCCATTGCGGGTGGCGTTGTGTTCTGGGAGCCGACTATGGCGGCGTTCTACTGGTACGGCTACGCGAAGCGGTACGCCGACGACGAGCCGACCGCCGACTGGCTTTTCGCGTTCGCCTGCGCCAAGGGCATGGAGCGCGGCTATCTTGACGGCTTGCACGACCCCGACGAGATACAATGCGCCCTCGGCCACTTTATCAGCGGCGTGACCGCGACCAAGGCCGAGGTGGACGCCGCCGTGTACTACGCGGCTGTCGGAATCGAAGACCCCAAGCCGGAGAAGACGGACATCGCAAAGGAGCGCGAGAAGAACGAGACGCCCGACGAGCGGGAGCGCAGTAACTTCGCCGCGCTGGAAGAGAAACTCGCCGAGGCGGCGGCGGCAACCGGGCTGACGTTCGACGACCTTATGTGCCAGACCCCTTCGCGCTTGCGCGGCATGATCTACGCGGCGCACGTCCAGGCGGGCATGGAAATGACGAAGACGAGCGCAAAGGCCCACGCCGACTATCTGGCGACGTTGAACGCGATCACCAAGCGGCTCCGCGACGAGAAGGCCGCAAGGGACGCCGCGCCGCCGCCGGGCGAGTAGAGAGCCGCGCCGCCTGTCGCCCTCCCCCCTGCCGTCCGCCCCCCGGACGGCTTTTTTGTTTTGACCGCCACGCTAATGGTAGAGAGAGGCAATCTTGCAAATGACGAAAACCGCACATAAAATCATGAGGACAACGCCCGGCCAGAAGAAACAGGTCGGCGGCGGTTTCCTTGTTGGATCGGATTGCCCAAACTCTTTCCAGAATTTGCTCATGACGCCGGGCATCATATCATTTCAAGGGAGGGCGTGACAAGTGGGGCGGGAAATAAAGATCAAAATCGCATCCGAGGCGAACCTTGCCGCAATCAGGCAAGTGAACACCGAACTGGTGCAGATGGGTTTTATATTGGGCAAGCGAAATCGCGACTTGTCGAACGACGCCCGCCGCGCACTTGCAGACTACACATCCCTCGGCGCGGAATTGGAGAAGACCGCGTATAAATCCGTATTGTCCGCAAAACAGATAGAAGAGGCATGGAAAAAGGCAATGGCCAAGCCGACAGATGAAGCGGCTCGTGGTTTTGGGAAACTGAAAGGAATCGCAGAAGGAGCGATAAACGGAATAGGCGGATTGTTCAAACAACTTGCGCAAGAGTTTGGACGCGGCGGCATTTGGGGATTGGCGGCGAATCTTGTAGTTAAGTCGTTTACATTGGCGTGGGACAAAATCAAAGAGGGCGCAGAGCGGGCGGCGAAACGAGCCGAGCGCGCTTTCGCGGATAGCGTCACCTCGTTGAAAGACGGCGCGTCGAGCATTGAAAAGGCGTTCGACCAGACGAACACGGCCATAGACCGCGCAATATCAAAGTACACGACGATGGCGAACATCGTCAAGGAACTCACAAAGGCAGAAATCGAACTCGCCAAGCAACACGCGATAGCCAACGGCATGGACGCCGCAAGCGCGAACGCCGCCGCCACCGACCTTTCCGCGCAAGTGGACTACGAAGCCGAGCGCGAACGCTTATTCAAGGTGATCGAACTTGAACAGAAGCGCGTGGACGCGGCGAAGGAAGCCGAGGCGAAGACCGCCGAAGTCGTCGCAAAGGCGACCGCAGACAAGGCCGCCGCCGAGGCGGATTTGCAGAAGAAGCGCGACGAGCATGTCGCGAGGAACGCCCAGAAGGAACGCGCCGGAATGATGATGCAAACGACGGTCGGCGCGTATTGGGTGCCGGGCGTGACGGCAGAGGAAGCCCGGAAGTCACGCGAGGACGCCGCGCTCGATTTCGCGGAATCAGAGGAAGGGAAGAAAGCCGCCGACAAGGTGAAGCAACTGAAAGACATCCTCGCCGGAATCAAGACGGACGAAAAGGCCGTGGCCGACCGCGCCGACGCGGAGACGAAGATCGCGGAAGCGCAAAAAGCCCTTGAAGTGCTTGACGTGAAGCGCGAGGCGCGGGAACTTGCCATCGAGAACGAGATCGCCGCCGAGGTTGCGGCAGACCGCAAGACGCAAGCCGAGAAAGACAAAGCCGAGGCCGAGAAGAAAGCCGAGGCCGAGAAGAAAGCCGCCGAGAAAGCCGCAGCCGAACGCGCCCGGCTTGACGCACAGGAAGTAGCCCGCCGGGAGCGCGAACGGCAAGCCGAACTCGCGGCGCGAATCCGCGACCACCAGAAACTACTCGCCGCCGAACGCGCCGAGGAATCCAAGACGCGCTCCGCCGTGTCCGCCGCAGAATCGAAGCTGCAGCAGGCGTGGGGCTGGTACAGAGACAAGGACAGCATGGCCGCGCAGATCGCCGAGGAAAAGGCGGACGCGCAAGCCCGTAAGCAGTTTGAAAAGGACTTTGAACGGCTGAAAGACCGCCGCCGCGACTGGCGCAAGGCCGAGAACCTATCCGTCGACGACGAGGCCGTCCGGCGCGTCGCCCTTGCCCGCGAGGAAAAGGAAGCGGCGGAACGCCACCTCGCCGAGATCGAGAAGAACACCGCCGACCTTGCCGAGAAGTTGGACGAACTCTTGCAAGCGAAGTGAGGAAGACAAGATGGCATGGAGAACGGTACATTTTAACGCGAACGGGGGAACCCTCAATTCCCAAACCCCACTATATTACCAAACGTCGTCTTATGGCTATTGGGCGACGGCGAAGAATACCGATACGTCCTACCGAATTTACTCGATCACCAAGCCGACGCGGACAAACTACATCTTCACGGGCTTCTGGCCTGAATCAGACGGAACGGGTTCGCAATGCGTCAGCAGTTCAGGCTTCCTATATGCAGGGAGAATCACGACAGACGGCATGACCATCTACGCGGGGTGGAGAGGCTATGCTATAATAACACTGAACAAGGGAGAAAACGGAAGCGGCGGAACGTCGACGATTTACTACAAGTTGAACGACGGTGTCTTTTATTCCAACACGGACATGACGTCCGCAATAACGAAGATCACGATCCCGACAGGCGGCGGAACTTTTGGCGGGTACTCCTACAACGGCCAGACCGTCATCGACAGTGACGGGAACATAACGACCTCGCTTGCGTTTACGACCGACGTGACCTTCAGCGCGAAATGGGTGGGCGGTTGCGTCGATTATTTCGGGCTTGCGTCCGATGCGCTCATTCCGATTTCGTCCGACTCGGGCGACACGCGCCACCGCGTCGCCGTTTCACACGGCGGAAAGTACGAGAGCGGCGTGAACGAAGTCGGCAAGGTTTGGCGCAATCCGTCCGTAACCTACGTCGTCAAGGCGAACACGACGGTCGCCGTCCAGCTCGGCAAGGCGTGGAAGCCGCGCAACGCCGCCTGGGAAGAAGTCGCGGTCGGCGCGTCCACTATTGCCGTTTCCGGCTTTATGATAACGACTGTCGAGATCGTGACCGAGGTTGGGAAATTCCCGACCGTGACCGTTTCCGCCGTCGCGAACGAGGGCGCGAACGCCGTCAACAACTTCACTGAGAACAAAAACAAATTCAATGTTTCCGTCCCCGTTGTCGCCCGAAGCAAGGCTCAGAACCTACTCGGCGCAATAAGCGGCGGAGGATATCTGCAACGCTGCTCACTTGTCGCGACGTGCGACCCCGTCGTGTGCGAAGAGAACCTCATGCCGTGCGCGTCCGATATTGTGAACGGGCGGTACGAACTATCCGCCGAAACGCTTGCGCCGAACGGAGAGGCCGCGCCGACAATGACGGCGGCAAGCGGGACGAACGGCGGCTTCGCGCTTATCGACGACCCACGGCAGGGGCGCGACTGCGACTTCATGCGCTACACGATACAGGCGAGAAAGGAGATGGTCTAAAATGGGCTACTACACAGGCAACGGCACGACGACGAACGGCGGCTCGACCGTCTCTTTGAGATCGTCCGGCCCCGCCGTCGGCGGCGCGTACTACACTTACCAGAGGACGACCACGACCGTCAACCTGAAGAACGGCGTGAGCCTTGCCACTGCACAGGCCGCAGCGGGCGACATGAGCCTCAACTACTGGCAATGGCCAGGCGGAGCAGTCGAACCAGCTTGCCGTGGCACTCGATCATCCACGTCCTACACGCAGATAGACGGCTCGAACCTTTACGCCCTGACGACGACGAACGAGACGATACAGGTGCGCGGAAAACAGGGTACTTACGACAGCGGGTGGCAGTCATGACGCCGAAAAAGTACATAACGCAACTGACGGGCGAGGACATGAAGGAACTCGCACAGGCGACCAACCTTGAACCTGGCTTTCTGATCCGCATAGACAAGAGCCAAGGCAAGGTCAAGATCAGCGTAGACGAGAACGCCCTCGCCCTTGCGATAAATGGATTTTACAGAAACGGCGGTTGCAACACGAACGCGGAGAACTGCGTGACCGTTCCGTTTGCGCCGCCAAACTGACGCGGCACGACGGTTTGACCTACTCGCCAAGAGTAGAAAGGAACGCCGCCGCATGAAGGAAAACCAAGTCACAATCCGCGCCGACCGATTGAACAGGCCGCTTGAGACCTGTTTCGTCGGCAAACTGTCCTCGGCGGTTTTCAGGATCGTCGGCGACATTCCCGACGACATAGACGGCATGACCGTCCAGATCGGCAGAACCGAAGACCCCACGACGCACCAGCCGCGCCCGAACTACACGGTCGCCGCGAACCGCAACGCGGACGGCAAGACCTTCCGCTGCTACCTTGCGCCGTTTTACTTCCCGGATGAGGCGGACGCGCTCGAATACCACGTCGTCGCAACCGACACGACGGGCAACCCAAGGTGGCTCGGCACGGGACAGCTGATCGTCCGCGACAATCCAGCAGACGGATCGCCCGTCACGCCGGAGATCATACCCGCCGACACCTACATCCGCAACCCGGCGACGGGGCTTTACCACAAACTGACCGCCGCCGTCAACGAATACGGCGAACTATCCATCGACCTTGAAAGCGAGGGAATCCAGAGATGAAACGCGCCGCCCTGATTCTTGCCGCGCTTGCCGCGATCCTTACCGCAGCCGCCGCGCCCGTGCGGACGGCGACCGAGAACTTCGTCGCCAACAAGATCGCCGAGGCCGTCGCCGCCGCCACGAACGGTTTTCTGCGCTCGGAGAAGGATCCACTGTTCACGGAGTGGACGAATGAGGAAACAATAGTAGCGGGGAAGTACGCCGAATCCAGGAGCCATTCTTCCATTGCGTTTGGCCCGAGAACTTTTGCCGATGGACTTTATTCCATGGCAATCGGTATAGGCACACATACCCATGATATAGGATCCGTGGCAATCGGTACGGCTGTAGTATACGATAACGGAGCGCTATTACCGTTAGGAGCAGTCTCACACGGCGAAGGTACGTTCAACATCCATGCGACATCCCCGTCCCTCTTCTACCTCGGCGACAGAACGCTCCAGTCGTTCCTCGACGCCTATGCGAAGCCGTCCGTCACGAACGGTCTAGCCACCAAGTCAGAGGTGGACGCCAAGGCGGACAAGACGTGCGTCTATACAAAGGCCGAGGTGGACGCAAAGGTCGATGCCGTCGGCAACAAGGCGGACGAGGCATATTCAGCCGCCGAAAGCCTGGTGGACGGAGTCAACAGCCTTGCTGGCACCATCGGAACCCACATCCGAGACACGAACAACCCGCACAAGGTGACGGCGGCACAGGTAGGCGCGACGACGCCCGCAGACGTGACAGCCGCGATCCGCGAACAGTCGCTCGGCGGCATTTGGGACGAGACGTTGCAAGTATGGTGGACGCCCCGCATGAGGAACGGGAGCCTCACCTACGAAGCGACGACGAACGTGAACCTCAACGCGGAGAACTGACACGATGAAACGACCGACCCTTTTCCTCTTGTGCGCAGCGGCAACCGCCGCCGCCGTCGCCGCCCCGAATATCACCAACACGGTGATGATGGTGGATCAGCGCGGCAACCTGAACGTCGAGGGAGTTGCGTCCGTCGCCGACGTCGCCACGAACGCCGTCAAGGTGCAGATCGCAGAGGCCAAGGCCGAAGCCGCGCAGCAGACGGCGCAGGGCGTCACGTCCGCAATCGGCGCAGTCGTCGAGAACATCATGAGCAACAACGTCGTGGTCTACCGCTCCGGCTTTTCCGACAGTTTCGCCGCGCTTGTGATTTTCACCGAGGACGACATTCTGGCGATCACCGAGGCGCGGTGGATAGAGCGAACCGCCGCCCGGATCGTCGTCGAGGTGGACTACGTTTCGACCGCAGATTTGGGCGCGATAAAGCCCGCCGTCCTTCACCACAACACGCTCGACGGCGGACGCGCCAACTTCGAGGAACTGGCAGAGGCTAACGTGACCGCGCCCGTCTATCACGCCGAGAGCCGGACATACGACGGCCAGACGTTCGCGGGGTACTACACGATCCGGGCAACGATCCCGAACCCTTCCGGCACGTCGTCGTACTTCCTTTGGATCAAGGCGGACGCGGACGCGCCGAGCGGGGACGGAACGACGCTCGACTTGCCGAACGGCGTCACGGGCGGCGTTTCCGGCGAATACGTCTGGGGCGACAAAGTGCTGACCTTCCGGGGCGGCATCTTGAAGGGGGTGCGCAATGCTGAATGACTTTCTCGCGGCTTGCCAAGCCGGACTGACCGCCTGTTGCCTGTTCATGGGCTTGCTGATGATTGCCGGTTGCGTTGGCTTGACGCTTGCGCCTGTAATCCGGGCGCAATGGGCGAGGTTTCGGAAGTTGAGTCCGCTTAAAAAGGCCGTCGCGCTTGTCGCCGTCGCCGTCGCCATTGCCTACGGCGGCACGAAGCCAGTACAGAACGCCGGGGCCGACGAGGGCATTGCGCTTGTTTCCGTCGCCGTCGAATACGACGAGACGAACGACGTGACCGCCGTCGAGGTTAGTTTCACGGGCCACAACGTCACCACGGCGACCCCAGTTTCCGTCCGCAACGACCAGAAAGAGAACTGGCGCGAACTGGAGAAGATCGGCGCGACCGTCACGACAGACCTCGCCACGAACATTCTCGCGTTTGCCGTCGCCGGGGACGTTTCGACAAACAAATTCTGGTGGGTTGGAACGGAGACACCCGCCGTTATCATCGAGACGACGGGAATCACGATCACCCACTTCGCCGCGTCGTCGTCGTCCGTCCAGATCATGTGGACTTGCGACGACCCGAACGCGACCGAGTACATGATCCAGAGGCGGCGCAAGGGCGCGGCCCAATGGGAAACCGTCGGCGTCACCACGTCGCTTGCTTTCGTCTATGTCGGCTTTACCGTCGGCGAGACGTGGGAATGGCGGGTGTCTTCTACATACGAGGAGGTGGAGTAAATGCGCGGGGCGTTCCTGACATTGGCCGCGATTGTGGCGGCGACGACGGCACGGGCGCAACTGTTCGCGGATCGGGACGCGACCAATATCGTCATAACGTCCGAGACGATAGAGGAACCCGCGTGGAAGCGGCGCGTCGTGATGAAGAACGGCGAGACGGACAAGATCATGAACGACGGCGGCACGGTTGGTGACGCGGCTAAATCGGCGGCGGCGGGCGAAGCGGCGGAACGTGCGGCTGAGATCGGGGAAGCGGCCAACGTCGCCATGACGAACGCCCTTCAGACGCTCAACACGGCACAGGCGGACGCGGCTACGAACGCCATCGCGCTTGCGCTTGTAATCATGCCGGAGACGAGCCGCACGAACCTCACCGCCTACGTCGTGAAGACAGATACGGCGGGCGCGGTAGATACGCAATGGGTATGGTACAACCGCCAGATAGACATCGAGCCGAACCGCTACGTCGTCTATCAGACGCACGACCGCGCAGCGACAAACAAGGTCGCGTGGATCGACTGGAAGAACCCAGAGACGATCACCCACAACGGGCGGACGTGGGAAGGTTGCCACCGTTGCACCGTCACCCGCCCGACATGGGCGCAGGGCGTGACGTGCCTTGACTTGCCGAACGACAGGCTCGGCGGGCCGTCCGGCTTTGATTTCGGCGACCTGTTTCTGACCGTCGGCGGCGATCCGGCTTACACCGGGATCGTCTCGAACGGCGTGACCGGGGCCGTCCTGTACTTCGACAACGGCTTTTGCAAAGGAACACCGCAATGAAGAAAACCGCCCTCGCCCTGACATTCGCGGCAATCGCCGCAACATCCGCAGCCGCCGCCGTGCTTACGAAGTCACAAGCGGACTACTTCAAGAACCGCCGCATTTGCGTGAAGCGCGACACGACGACCATGCCTGGGTACGTCATTACCCATTGGCACAGGAACGGCAAGGCGGACACGAAAGGCCCCGCCGTCGTCACCAACCGCCTCCAGAAGATCGTAGGCAAGGAGCAGAAGAACCCGATACAGGAACGCGCCGAAGCCGCTGAAGCCGAGGCAAAGCCGCTCCGCGACCTGAAGAAAGCCGCGAAGCGCACGGCCAAGAACTTCGACAAGATCATGAAGGTTTTGGAAAAGGCGAGGAAGAAAGCCGAGGACGCCGACGAGTTGGCGTTTTACGAACGGCTGGGCGAGATCATAACAGAGGCGTTCAAAGCGGAGGGCAACTAATGTGCGACCGGGAATCATTCGCAAAAATCCGCGATGCAATAGGCAACCTACAAAAGGCGGACGCCGTGCAATCGGAGCAGATAAAGACCCTTTTCCACGTCACCGAGCGGCAGGGCGACACGCAGACCCGGCTCGTGAATCGGCTCGTCCTGGCCGTGATCGGCGTCTTGATCCTTGCCGTGCTTGCGCTCATTTTCGGCGCGTTGGGGGAGCGCGGCTTTAAGGCTGTCACGACCGCCGCGCCGACCGCCGTTGCGCCGCGCTGATTTTGACCGCCGCGCAGATTGTAGAGGGCGCGGCAATTCCGCCAAGCCCGAACGAAAGGACACACACACGATGAAAGAAAAACTCCTCGCGTTTGCGTTCGAGTATCTCCTGACGAAGGAAACCGCCAAGAAACTCGCCCGCACGTTGAACAAGAGACTACAGGATCGCGCAGCCATGAGCGACGGCAAGCAGAAAATCGCCGGGTATCTCCGCGATTTTATGGCGACGGGCGCGGTTTATTCCGAATCCGTCGCGGACGACGGCACGATCAGCGACGCCGAGCTGGAGAAGATCAACGCCCAGACCGACGTGCTCATTGACCGCTATGTGAAGTGAGGGGGCGCGACATGGGAAAGACCGTGAAAGGCAAAGACAAGGCCAAGGCGAAGGTCGCCAAGGCCAAGGCCAAGATCGCCCGGAAGACGAAGCGCGGCGGAGTTGCCGCCGTCGTCGCCGCGTTCGCGCTTGCTGCGATCCTGACAGGCTGCACGACCGCCGACAGTGCGCAGCCCGCCAAAAGCCAAACGCAAGAAAACCGCTTCGACGGTTGCACTTTCGTCATGGCGGCGAAGACGACGATCAGCAACGGCGTTATTGTCGCCGAGGGCGACGCCGCGCCCGCGCTCGAAATGTTCACGCAGACCCAGAGCCTTGAAAGCACGGGATCGACGGACACGTTCGGACAGACGGCGACGCAGACGCCGACAACCGACATCAAGCCGGACATCGACGTCCACTACAACGACGCGGTGGGGACTGGCGGCAACGCGGCGGCGACCTTCCTGTCGTCGCTTTCGGCGGAATCGTTCGCGGCGTTGCGCGACTACATAAAGAGCGGCAAGGTGACCGTCACCACGAAGGACGGCAAGACCGAAACGCTCGACTGCGCCGACGGGACTTGCACCTATTCGGGCGGCACGATCACGGCGGCGGATTGCGACGCCTGTTCAGAGTGTTCGCCGAAGTGACCGCCGTTGTGGTATAATATCGGGCGTGGTTTTCGGAAGTCGTCCTTTCGGCCACGCCGCCCCCGTTGCCTTGCCCGGCCGGGGGCTTTTCTTTCGCCCGGATCGGCCACGAAAAAAAGTGAAAGATTTTCCTTTTGCTATTGACACACTACGCCGGAGTATGATATACTACGGGCAGATCTTGAGGGACACCAGAGGCCGGGGCAACGGTCCGCCCGAAAGATCGAACGAAAGAAGACCGAAAGGACGAAAACGATGAAGATCACCAACACGACCGCCGCAGAAACTGCCGCGACAATCGACACCATTCTCGAAAGGGAACGCCGCCGCGCCCCGCTCGATCACCGCGACTGGAGCGACAAGACCGCCGACCGCTTTTGCGAACTCACGGCGGAAATTTACGACATGGACGAAGACACCCAAGTCGAAAACCACCGTGGCTTTGCGCTTGTCTGGAACTCTTGCGGCGTCTGGCGCGTCGAAGTGAAGCGCGGCAAAGTGACCGGGCTTGCGTAATCGGAAAGGCTGCGAACCATGACAATCTACTACGTCGGAAATGAAGAATTTTTCAACCTTCGCGCGGCCAAGGCCGAAATGAAGCGGACTGGCAACCCCGGCCAGAAGATGAAGGTCTACGCGAACGGCGAATGGATCCCGTGCGGCGAGATCAAACTCAACGGCTCGAACCGTTGCCACATCGTCGGCGCGAGATCGTCCAACACATACTGAAGGAGAACCCACGGC